TTGCCTTGGCGGTGCGACAACAGGCCTTGCCGCGCTGATTGAGGGACGGCGGTTCGTCGGCAGCGAGATTGATAACGCGACATTCGCCAAAGCCAAGCGACGGCTGGATCGCGGATTTACGCCGGTGTTTCAATTCGACGCGCCCAAGGCTGAGCAAGTTGAGTTGTTTTGATTCCCCGCCATCGTTTTCGTCAAGCCGATTTAACGGCAACTTCAGGAGGTGACAGATGAGCGATAACCCAACAGTTTGCCCTTATTGCGGACTCCCGCCCAAATCGACAGGCGGAATGCAGACTAATGGCCAAGCCAACGCATGCCCCGCGCAGGACCATACGCCCGCTGAGATGCGGCGGCTATTGCGAGATGTGCGCGCCGAACTCACCCACGCGAACGCGGCGTTGGCGGCGGAGAATGCTAAGGCGCGGCAATTACTGACGCTATCGCTGCAAAATCTGTCGTGCATGAATCCCGCTTGGGACAAAATCACGGAATTCTTGAAGGGTTAGCGCGGCGTGTCTACGTCCTGTTTGTCGACCGGCGCAGGCCCATTTGCCGCCTGCCTAAACGCCACCGCGAGCGCACCCAGCCCTGTGATGATCACGCCAGCGACTTCATCGGTCAGCACCTCAGCAATCGGTGCCAGCATCGGCACATGCGCGACCAACAGTTTGACGCCGACGACTGCGACCATGCCAGCGACTGTGCGATTTGTGCGGGATTGTGTAATTGTTTTATTCACTTGCACTCCGAATTTGGTAGCCGATTGGCCGACTGGCAAACGACGCATCGCTTGTAATAGACTTTCGCTGTAACGTCGTGCAGATATTCGCATTGCTGCGGGGCGCTGCACCCAACCGTCGCAAAAAGCGCAACAACCGCAAAGGCTAGCAATCGTCTCACTGCCAGCCCTTTTTCCGAATCCGACAATCCGCCGCGACGTACCCGACAGCCGCACGATGCAGTGCAGCGACGACTAGCAGCGACGGCGCCGCAGCCATCGTGACCGCGATGACCGCGTACCCAACCGGAATCAGCGCGAGGCACACGGCTAACTCGATGGATTCTTGGAGCTTTTGCAGCTTGGTTCTAGCCACGTTTCACCTGCTGCGACGGTTTGGCTTTCTTGCGCGCCAGCACATCCAACGCCGGTTTGTATTCGCCCGCAACCTCACGAAACTCTTGCATCGGCTCAAATTCAGCGGCGGGATTGGGTCGCGGGCTGATTGATTCAAGTTCGCTGTGTTCCCGAAGTTGACTCGCGCCGTGCTGAATGATGCGCGACTTTGCTTGCGGATTCTCCGGCTGTGTGAACAGGTCGCTCCACGCGGCGGCGAGTAGGCCGACAGCAACGCCGACGAAGAACGCGACGGCGCAGAGCATGGTTGTTTCAGCGAAGTGGCTTAATTCCATAACCACACGCACAGCCCGACGGCTACGACAAGAACGGCCACAAATCCTGCAACCATTGGCCAGTTTGGGCGAAATGGGTACGGGTGCGGCGGATTCATGCAACACCGTTTGGTGCAACGCAAACCGCGCCGTGATTTAAGAAGAACTGGACGGTATGCACGCCGCGCCGAATACCCATGCCGGTCGACGAGCAATCGGCGGTCTCGGTCGGGCTCAGAACGACCCCAACGTGCCCTGCGCGCCGCTTGCCATCCGCGTCAGTGTGCCCGCCGTAGACAATCAAGCAACCGCGCACCGGCGCATCGAGAAGCCGCCACAAGTCCTGTTTGAGGGCGTGCAGGCCATCGTTGACCAGCGCATCGGTATTCTGCCATGCAGCCGACGCGGGGCCATGCTTGTCAACGCCGGCGCACCAGTCGGCAAATGCGCTGCAATCGCACAAATTGGCCGAATCCCACGGATGGTCAGTGTTTGCATGGACTTGTCCCGCACCCATCTGGTAGCCGTCCTTCACGTCCGGTTTAGCCCAGCAAGCCCATTCAGCCCTAAGTGCGATTGACTCAAGGGTTTTGTTTGAAATTGGTGCGCTCATCAAATATCCTTTGGCCGTTTTATCGGACGATGCTGGCTTGTATCAGACGCATCATTCGTTCTGTGCCGCACAATCGGTTGAAAATTCTGAGGCACCAAACTCGACTGTACCTGCAAATGTTGCACATTCGCCTCAAGCGCCGCGAATTTCACATCACGTCTGCTGAATTTTCCCAACATATTATCGAGCTTATCCCTAACGCCTTCATGTACCTCCTTATCGTCGGCGCAATGTTTGGCGTGATCTTTCTCAATCTGCGCCGCGCGGGAATCGTGGTTCGCCGTCCAGCGCGTGAGTTTGATCACGCCGCCGAGCGTGCCAGCCGAAAACAGCGTGGCGAGAATCGCAGGAACTTGGGTTGGGTCAAATTCTAGGGCCATTATGCGCGTTCCTTAGCAATCCCCGTCGGCTTGCGGACTCCAATCTTTGCGCGGCATTGGGAACCTCGCTAAATCACAAAAGAACGCCGCTGACCGACGCAATCCAACCGAGCCCAGGAGTTGTGTCGTTCGTTGTCACCATTTTGAGCGAAATTTCGTCCCCTGCCGCAAACGCAACGGAATGCGCTGTATCGCTGCCCGTCAAAGCGGTACCGGTTAAAGTCTTGGTGATGGCCGTGTCCGCCTTATTCTTGCGCAAAGTGTAGACGCAATCACAATTTGTGGTACTACCGCGCACTATGTAGAGAGCATTGACCAGCATCGCGGCGGGAACAACGGCGGTGATTTCAACGCCAGAAGTCGGTGCAGATGAATCGGCCCACGGAGTATTATAGTAAGTGCCCGCAATCGCGGGGCCAACACCATTACGAAAGGAAATGACTGTCGGCGCGGCCTGATGCGCGTTGATAGCTGACGTTGCGCCCGCGCCAGTCGGGACAACAACCGTGCCGGAAAACGTCGGCGATGCGAGGTTTGCCTTCAAGTTCAACGCGGTTTGCTGCGCCGTGCTGACCGGCTTGTTGGCGTCGGACGTGTTGTCTACGTTGCCCAAACTCAAATTGGTGCGAGCCGTGGCAGCAGTCACGTCGGACAAGTTATTGGCCGTCAAACACGCCTGCGTTGCGGCTGTCGTTGCCGTCGCCGCATTGCCCGTGCAACTGCCAGAACTGCCCGACGCATTGCCGGTCAAATTGCCAACAAACGTATCGCCGGAGGTGTAGTAGCCGAGCGCCGCCTTTGCCGCCGCTGCATTGGCCCAAGCCAGCATTGTCCGCCCGAAACTGGTCAGCGTTGCGAGCGCAATAGTCAGTGCCGCGCTGAAATAAGGCAGTTTGTCACCGCCGGTGCCGTCCGTAGCCGCGAGTGAGGTCAGGCTGCCATTGAGAGGTTGTCCGGAAAGATTCGATAATGCTGTCGCAGCGCTTGCTACATCGCTGAGATTATTCGCAGCCAGCAGCGCATCGATGAGGTTGCCCTGCACAATATCCCAAGACGATCCGACCGCCGCTTTTGTGCCGCCCGCGTTGTCGGCTTTGGCGAAATAGGTGTCACCTATCTCGACTTTATCGCCAGATGCGCCGCCGATTTTGCCCGCGACTGAAACGTAGTAGTAATCTCCTTTGATTGCCGCCGGATAGTTGGGGTTGCCACTGCAATCCTGCACGCCACGGTAGATAATGGCGCCCGCGACAGCAGCAGCGATTGCCGCCGTGACAGACGCGGGAACAGGCGAGGCAGCGATAACCGCAAGAACTTCTGGCGTATTCAGCCCTTTAGTGTAATTTGCCGATCCGCTGACGCTCATTGATTGCCTCCGGCCCACACGTCAGCCGCCGCGCCGCCATTCAACACAGCGACAACGCAGACGAATCCAGCCGCACCAGTCGCAAGAACAGGCCCAAGGCTGTTGCCGGTCGCGACGTTTGCGACGCCCGCAGTCCCGATCGTGGTGTCCAAGATCCATAATTCCGCAATCAAATCCCACCAGTAGATGCTGAAATCGACCGTGCCCGCAGTTTTCGCCTTGAGGAAAAACCGCAACTGACTGAAATTGCTGCAAGGATAGCCCTGCGACACAAGCGTTGGCGCGATCGCTGGGCAAGTTAGCCTGCGAAGTGAAGCGGTTGCGCCAGCCAGCACGCTCTGCGCGGCGTTGTCGATCAGTTTTGTGTTCGTCTTTGGCATCGGTTGACCTCGTTAAAAATGATGACTGAATTCGGCGATCGACGCAACTAGATGACGTTGCCGCTCTGAACGACGCGCAAATGCAGGCAAGCACGTCCATCAGTCGCAGCTTCGCCGTTGATCTCAAAGCGAACTTTGGTTGTGCTGGCGGAAATCTTGAGGCGCGACGCGCCTGCGTTGAAAACGCCAGTGGCGACATTCGGCGCGAGCGCGGCAGCAATCGCCACAGCAGCGCCCGCAATGTCAAAACCAGCAGTCAAAACAACGGCTCCCGTCAATTTATTGCCCATGATGGTGCCAGCCCAAATTGCGGTGTCGGCGGTTGTCGGCTTGGTGATAACCACTTCATAATGTAGCACAAAGCCGCGGTTGTCGGTTGGTACAAACTCAGTGCCGGTGCCGTCCGTTTTGTCAGTGCAGAATTTGATCAGTGTTGTGTCGTCTGCGGTGTTGGCCTGCAAAACCAGTTCGCTTTTTTGGTGCTGGCCTTGGAAATTGCTGGCGTTCGTCGCATTGGACAATGCTGAATGCGCGACCTCGCCGCGATTGGCTGCGACCGCACCCGCGCCGGTTGCGCGTGAAAAAGCGCCGCTGGCAAGTGTGTCGTCGCCGTGCGCTGCCGCACCTTCGCCGCTGGCGATCACGTCTGAGCCGTCCACGCCATTGGTTAGGTGCGGAGCGCCGTGTGCGCGCGAGCCAAGACCAGACGCCTGAACAAGGTTGCCGCCGCTTGTGATGCCGCTGCCGAATCCGCCCTTGCCTGTGGTGACGACGCCAGTACCAATAGCGATCGCGCCTTGCGCTGTCGTGGCCTGTGCGCCGTCCCCGATGGCGATCGCGTCGTGAAAAGTGGCTGCTGCCGTCCATCCGATCGCGACAGCGGCCTGCGCTGAAGCCGATGGCGCAAGGCCAAGCGCGAGCGATTCCGCGCCCGATGCCGAAGCGCCGCGACCGACCGCCGTTGAGCCTAGCGCCGAAGCTGTGCTTGTGCCGCCGATTGCCGTCGCTTGGCCCGCGCGGGCGGCTGCGCCATTACCGACAGCGAGCGCCTCGGTTGATGCCGTGCTATCTGCCGCCGAATTCAGGCCGATGGCAATGTCGGCTGCATTCGTGGCGTTGCCGCCGCCAAGTCCGATCGCATCCGCGCCGGTGGCGATTGAACCTGGGCCGCCCGCAGCAAATGAACGCGCTCCAATGCCTTGCGCATCTAAGCCCAAACCGATTGAATTTGCGCCGGTTGTCGCGTTGTCGCCGAGAACGCCTGTAAATTCGCCAGCGCGAAAAGACGCCTTAGCCTTGCGCCAGATGATCCTCTTATCGCCAATAGTTCCGCCATAGTCATCGGCTTTGAGCGATCCGATCACTAGATCCATTTGCCCCGGATCATCGGGGTTGCCTGTGCCGCTCCAATCGACGCGGATAATCGGCTGCACCGGCGCGAGCGTAACCGTAATCGTGCCAGCGCCAGCCAACACCGCGACCGCAAGCGTGAAAACCAGACCCGGCACAAGTCCTTCCAGCGAAACCACGCCGGCGGAACTTGTGGCAAAAACCTTTGTGTTGACAGCGGCATCGGCATTGATGGCGGCGACAAACCGCGCAGCAACGATGGTCGCTGTGTCCAGATTCGCGCCGTTGTCGTCGATATTGTGGCCGTTTATCGTGATTCGGCGATTATTTCCAACACCTTGCGCGCCCGCAATCGTGACTGTTGCGTTTGCCTGCTCGACAAAAAGCGCGCACTGAATTCCGCGCCGATTCAGTTCCGCTTGGGCATTGCGCACGAAGTTTTCAATCCTGAAATCAGGCGCATCCGGCGCGGGGTTCCATCCGGTGTCGATCTGCGTTCCCGGCGGTTCAATATTTGGCGCAATCGGATTGTTTGCCCACGGCAAAATCTGCGGCTCGCCAGCGGTTGCAAGCGGATATGGATCAACGACGCCAAAGCCCATATTAAACCTCGAAAACTACGGGAAAAAGTAATCTGCCCACTGCCCACCGACCGCGCCGGTTCCGTCATCGTAACCCTTGAACGGTGGCCCATAAGCATCGGCATTGTAGGCGAAAGTTGGATCGGTGTAATTGGCGATCGACTGGATACCGACGCCCGCCGATTTGGCAGCGAGCGCGAAGCTGACGACCACGGCTTTCTCATCGGCGGTTAGTCCGGTCGTGACGTACAGCAGGATTTTGAACGCGGCGGGCGGCATGTCAATCAATTGCAGCGTGACTACATTGCCTTTAAGCAGCGCGTGCAGCATTGTGCGGATCGTCTCGGCATCGCCCATTGACCGATTGCGGATGATCGCCGCGCGCAACTTCTGGCGATAAGCCGTGTCAGATTCGCCGCTTGGATAGTTGCCGCCAAGTCGCGGCTGTTGCGCTACCTGCCCAATCTGGTCCAAGAACACGCCCGCCGCTGTGTCGAGGTCGCGCGCCACTTGCAGTAAAAGCAGCACATCTTCAATGGATTGGACGCCAGCGGCAAAAACCTTGGCCCAGTTTCGCAGGTTGGTCGATTGCGCAAACTGGCCTGGCAGCGCTTCCGTTGCAATCGTGGCGTAGTTTTCTGCGACAAGATCAGCCATAACTTCCTACGGCAACAAGGTAATGTCTGCGTCAACCGTCAGCGGGTAATGATCCCAAGCGACGGCGAAATTTGCGGCAGCGCCATTGATCGTCAGCGTGACGCCTACGCAATCCGGCCCCGCGTTGGTGAAGATTGCGCCGAGAACCGCATCGAAAATCACAAGCTGCCCCATCCCGCGCGTCGCCATGTACGCTTCGACGGCGGCATTGATTGCGGCAGTTTGAACGAGCACTTGCGCGTGCGTAAGTCCAAGCAATGTTGCGACAATCGCGACCGTTGTTGCGGCTGCGGTCTGGAATTTGGTCGGCACGGTGTAGCCGTCGGTGTCGATCAGATTGACGGTCGTGCCGCCGTAAGTCTCGATTCCCGCTGCCTTGTTTTGGAAAATGGCGGTGGCAATCAAAACGCTGTCGCCGCCGCGCACGACTGCGACAAAGGAGTGCTTGGGCAATCCGGCGATGATAACCGGTGTCAGAATGCCAAGAATGTCGGTGGGATTCTCAAAAACGCTGGCCTGCACAACGCCCGCAACAGCGCGAATCGCCGCGCGAATGGCGTCAAGCGTGGTGCGTCCGGGTAGATGCGCCGACTGTTCAATCCGCAGCCTAAAATCCGCGTCAATTTCTTGGTCGGTGCCGGTTACGCCCGCGACTGTATTGGCAAAAGTGATTGTGGTGCTGCCCGCGAATGGCGTCAGAATCGTCCACCCAGCGGCGACGGTAATCCCAACGACTTGCGGGCCGGTTTCGATGGCGCGCAGACTGGCGGCGACACTTGCGCCGGCACCGACAACGGTTGCTGCGATGGTGGCAAACGTCGCGCCCGTAGCAACAAGCTGAAAAAGCGCGCCGATTGGCACGGTTACAGGTGCGCCAGCGGTGTTGTGCAGCAGCCCCGCGACGACCGTTGCCACGGCTGGCAAACGGTTCAAGCCGACATCTTCAGCGAGCCGGTCCAGGTTCACACCCGCCGCGCCGTCCAAAAAGCCGGACTGGTAAACGCCGTCCAAACCCTCCTGCATCGCCAGCAATTCTTGCGTCTGCCCGCTCAGCAGTTGGCCGATGACCGCGTTGCCGTTGCCCGCTTGAATCGACGCGCCAAAGGTCGCTTCTGCCGTCGCAATCTGCGCGGCAAGGATTTCATCGGCGGTGTCGATTGTCAGACCGCTGGGGCCAATTGCGAGAGCCATTATCCTACCGCCGTTGTGACCGTTGCTGTCGCGCCGGTGTCCGCAGTGACCGCGATTGCGATCGTTGCCCTGCGATTATCCTGCCTCACGATCTCGATTTTATCCACCGATGCGACGCCGACGATGGGCGCGATGGTCTGCCGGAGCGCGGACGAAATCTGCGCATCGGTCACGCCCTTGTCCAAAAGCGTTTGCCAGTCCATGCCCAGCGTCGAATCAAAGGCGTATTCGCCGCGCCAAAGCTGCACAGCTATGCGAATCTCTTGCGCAATCGCCGCAATGCCTTCAAGCAGGACGAAATCGCCGTTTTCGATGGCAAGATCGCCCGCGTCGGTCAATTTGAGGTCGCGCCAAGCTGTCATCCTGCCTCAACCTTTGCCGATGTTGCGGTGATTTTACCAGCCAAAACAGCGGGAACGCCGGTAACTGCGCCAGTGAGAATGCCAAGCAAAGTCAGAATTTGGGCGGTCGTGACGCCATTGGCGTCGGTGTAAGTGAACGTGATTATCACGCCCGGCAGCGCGGGCGGCACCGTGGGAACCGCTGTGATATTCAAGCCGCCAGCGGGGACCGGATCGGCATTGCGGGCCACCGCTTTGCGCCCGAGCCCAGCCGTGCCAAGCGAGACCTTTGCGCCGGTCGGCTCGTAAATCCGCAGATTGTCGCCGGTTTCCGTTGGCAGGGTCGCGCCGCCTGAATTCGTCGGGTCAAACAGCGCATCGCTCAAATCGTGCATCCGCACTTCGCCCGGGTCGCCCTCGCTGCCGTTCTGCTGGTAGACGGCAATCGACCGCGCGCAAAAATGGACCGTGCCAACATCGCCCGCGCTCAGCTTCCACTTTGCCCGCCCGCCAAAACAGACGCGGACGCTGGACAGCGAGGCGATCGCGGTTGGCTCGTCGTCTTGGTAAACCGCTGGGAATGGCTGGAGATTCGCCGTCTGGCTCGCGTCGTCGTAGCTCAGCACGCGCGCAAGCAGTGTTGTCCAAACGGCAGCAAGCCGCTGGGTCAGCGCGAAGTCGATTGTTTCTTCAAGGGAAAATGCCACTACGCCACCGCCCTGCAAATCGCTTGCGCGTACCAATCGCTGCCGTGCGTGTCGCCTTTGTACACAACTTCGTCAATGCGATATAAGCCTTGCAAGATTTCGCTGTCGAGTTGCAGCTTTCGCCCTGGGGTGATTGCCGACTGAATCAGCGCGGTCACGCGGACGCGGGTGGCATAGGTGACGGCTTTGCCTTTGGGCGCGCCCTTGACGTGCTTCTTTTTGCTGGCGATTCGCTCTGGCGACCCGATCAGGCCTGTTGACGCCGACAGTAAAACCGCCGTTTCCGCCGTGGGCATGTTGCCTTCGAGAATCAGCAACCCGCCATCTTGCAGCGAGTAGTGCAAATCGAAAGGATCTAGCAGGGTTTGCAACGACAGTTGCGCACGCCCTGACTGCACAAGCGCGCCGGTGGTGACCTTGCCTGCGAGCAATGGTTGCGCGGATTGCGGGACAGCAACGCCCATCGCGGCGGCAATCTTGGCAACCACGATCGACAGCGGGACGCCCTTGGCAAAGCTGTGATTGACGAAGGACTGAAAGGCTTTGTCGCCGTCGCTTGTGATGATCGACACGGCCCAGTTTGGACCGTCGCGCATCGGGCGCACGTCAACCAGCGTCCCGACGTAGATCACTTCGCTTGATCCCTGCCATCCAGCGGACAGCACGACCCGCGCGCCCAAGGTGAAATTCTGCCGCGTGGTCGCATTGATGTTGTAGACGGTAATCGTCGCCGGATCGGGGAATTTGCTCAACTTTCGCTTGACTTCAAACGTGATTCGATAGCCATTGCCCGCCGAATTGTCGTACAACTGATCATCGATCAGCAGTGAGCAGGTGGGCTGAAATAGCTGTTGCGAATCCGTCATTTATGCCGCCACGTCAGCAGCTTCGGCGTAGACAACCTGCACCCGCGCGCCCAATTCGCCATTGTCGGCGTCGGTGCCCTTGGCCGTGCCCGCGATTGCCAGCAAAAGCCCTTGCGGCATGTTGGTTTGGCCGAATTTGCAGCCGTTGACTGGCAAGCCCGCGTTACGCACGGCAAGCCCCGCCGCCAAGACGTCGCCCGCGTCGTCTGAAATGTCGAGTCGCCACATCGCCGCGCGGGCATTCCAGCGGAAATATAGCTGAAACGGTGTGCCATCCAGCACCACGCGCAGGATTTGCGGCGGCACAGCGGGACCGGATTGCATCGGGATTGTCAGCATTACGGTACCACCGTTGCAACTTTGGCGAGTGCGGCGGCTCCAAGCCAATCACCCACAGCGAAATGCGCGACGGCAAACAGCGCTGCGCCCGTTTTGATCGGTGTGACGGCAACCTTCTTTTTGCCGGTTGCCTTTTTCAGCTTTGAGCTTACCGGCTTAACCTTGACGCTTGCCGACGATGCGATCAACAGTTCCTTGATTTGGCAGCCGACTTTGATTGTGTCAGTTTGGTCGTCGGTATAGTTGAACGAAATAACGCAGTTGCGGTATAAATTGCCCTTGACCATGACATCGCAGGTTTGCCGCAGTTGCCACGCGGTCAAAAGTTGGGCGACTGCCTTTTGCGGGCGATCTGCGCCGGGTTGCGGCGATGGGTCGGTGTTCTGCGGGTATGGTGTAAAGATCAAATCAATCGTGAACTTGCGTGGTTGGCGGATGATGTTTGAATTGATCGTCGCTTGCTCTGTCGGAATATCTGGCGACTCGCTTTCAAGCGAAACGCTGTAATTCTCGTAAGTGTCCGGCGTGAGATACGACGCATTGGCAAAAATGATGTAGCAGCTTGGTTTGCTCATGGTTGCGCCCCGCTGGCCCGCGCGGCCTGATCGTTGGCAGCCTCAGTAAGCATGCGCCACGCATCGCCGACAGCCTTTGTCACACCCGCAACTTCGCCGCCGCCATGCAAATGAATATCTACTTTCATGGTGTTATGGTTTGTGTGCTGCGCTTTCAATCCAAGCGATTTGCGAGCGCTGCCTTGCGCCGCCTCGATTTGGGCAGGTGTCAGCGCGGCTGTCTTGGGCGCGTTTTCGCGGTTGCGCGCTTCTTCAGCCAGGTCGGCATTACTGCCCCCGTGGCCGTGGTGGCGGGACCGATAATCAGATCTTGCTGCCGCCGTTTCTGCCATTTGGGTTTGATTGACGCGCCGCAGTTCAGCAGATCTGGCGGCGGATTCCGGATCGAACGCCGCCAGTGAATACTGCTGTACGCGGGCGCGGGTTGCGCCCGCGTCAATATCCAGTTCCGCGGCTGCTTTATTGCGACCATCCTCGTCCCGCCAAAGTTTGGCGATGTTGCTCCCGATCGTCTCCAATCCGAGTGCGCCAAACTCCGCACCTGCCAAGCCGACATTTCCGGCTTTGTTGAAGAATTGCGCCCAAAGACCTCCCTTTTCACCCTCGACCTTTTTGCCCATGGCGGCGTTCGCCTCGTTGACCATATCGATATATCGATCACCCGCTTCGGTCGCATTGTCCAAGCCAGTCGCGATTCCGCCGATCGCGACTTCCGCGAAATCCATCCATGCTTTCTTGCTGTTGATCAACGTTCCCGCAAGCCGAGCGCCAACTTGCTGCTGCAAAACTTCTGCCCGCGTGTTCAACTTATCCATTTCAAACGCATTCTTGGCAAGCCCGGTCGTCTGCGCCTTGAAAGCGGTATCAGTCGCGCCCGCAACGTTTTGCATAGCCTTCATTTTCTCAGCGAAGTCGCCCGCTTGGTTGCCAGTGAGCGCAAGCCCCAACTTTAGGCCTTCGATGCGCCCGAACAACTTGCCGATTTGCTCTTGGCTGCCGTCCGTGGTCTTGATTACCTTTTGAAGTGCGCCAGTTAGGCCGAACTTGCCGACCGCATCCTTCGCGGTCTTGACGCCCGTGTGCGCAAAGGCCTTTTTGAACGCCCTCTCCATCTCCGGCGTGCGCTCCATCAGCGATTTCATGGCGCTATTCATCTGCGTGAAGACTTCCGAGCCGGAGCCTGTTACGCCTGAAGCCGTCGCTTGAATCGCGAAAAGCTCCTCTAATTTCACGCCAAGCGCAGCAGCAAGCGGTGTCGCCTGCTGAATCGAGCCGGCCAATTCGGGTAGTGTGACTTTGCCGAGGTTGACGGTTTGAAAGCCAAGATCGCTAACCTTCTGCATGGTTGCGGCAGATGTGTCGCCGTAAGCTTTCGTGACAGCGCCCAAAAGGCTAATGCCGTCCGCCGTCGATCCCGCGCCTGCTGCGCCGATTTTGATGGCGAGGCCGGTTTGTTCGATCACGTCCTTGGTATCGCCAAATGTCGAAATCACTTCGTACAATCCGCCAGTTATATCCTTGCTGGATCGGCCAAACTTGAGCGCCATTTGCTGCGATGCGGTGGCAAGCTCCTGCGTCCGCGCCTGATTGCCGCCGATCAAGCTGGAAATGTTACCCATTTCGCGGCCAAAGCTGATCGAAGCGTCAACAGATTCGCGCAGTTCAGCAGCGATCTTGTACGCGCCGATGCCCGCGAGTGCGCCCGCTGCGAGCTTGAACTTGTTGGCTAAGTCGTCTGATTTCTTGCTTAATCCGGCAATGCGCTTGTCGGCTGCGTCCGCGCCGCGTGCGTCCAGACCGAAACCAAGGCGAATGACGAGGCTGCGAATGTCCACTTGCTACCGCCTTGCCCGTTTCGCCAAGAAAATCAGCCTATCTTGCACCGCCAACACGTCATCCAGCGACCATTGCGTTTGCACTTCCAGCAGCGATTGCGCGTAGCCGTTTTCGAGCGGGAGCCACCAAAGCCAGCGGGTTTTGAGCGCATCGGCTCGCAAGTCCGCCCAAATCTTGACTTGTTCGTCTACGGTGTAGCTTCGGCCGGGGGTGGTGCCTCCGCGTTCGTCCCCGCTTCGCCCGATGTCGCCAAAAAAAAACCACCGCACGCATGTTCAAGTGCAGCCTGAAACAACTTGAGCAGATTCAGCAATTCAGCCCCCGCGTAGGTCAGTTTCCAAACGCCGTCGCGGTCGATGACCGGCTTGCCGTTGCAGGTGCAAAGCTCCAGCGTCGGCCAAAAGACCTTGCTGCGGTACTCAGAATTGGCGTACATCTGCGCGATTAGCTCAAGGCTGCCGAACAGCGCCGATTCAAGCTGCGCGCGGTCTGCGAGGCCGGCAGACGCCTTGCCAAACTGCCGCGCCCGCCATTGCTGCGCCAAACAGCCAACATCCATCGCCTGCAAAGCATCGAACTGGCTGATAATGTAGTCTTTATCGCCGATGGTGACGGTTTTGCCGACAAGTGCCATGCGTCACAACCCTTAGAATTCGTTGCCAGAGGGTTGCGCGAAGCACGCGCCGACAATGGTCCATTCGCGCTCGCCCGCCTCTTTGCCGTACTCCTGATCAGCCGTTCCCGCAATGAATCCGCGCGGGTAGAACGTCGATTCACCACCGCCCGCGTTGATCACGGAAAAAGCGTTGAGGATTCCGAGCTTCTGCTGGGCCAGCGCCAATACCATCGCATTGTTGCTCAAACTGGTTTGCGACAGCTTGATCTTCAACTCGCCAGGCACGCCGCCCTTGATTTGCGTGGCGTAAATCCCGCCGTCGCAGCCCTGCTTGACGCTGGCTTGCGGCGTGGTTTCCTTGCTGGAAACGAACGAATCTTCAGCAAATCCGCTAATCGGGATGCCGTTCATGGTCACAATCACATCGCCGGGGCTGTAAATGCCGATTGCCAAACTTGCCATTGAAAGCCTCTACTTGAGCGCAAGCGCGCCGGTTGGTTACGCCTGAACGGAAACGGTGATTGCGACGTTCTGAATCGCGCCGGTGCTCTGGAAGTTGGCCGCGATGCCGTTCAAGGTGCGGCTCGATTTGTCGCCAGCGGATACCGCCGAAATGTCGGGATAGGTGAACGTCGATTTGTAGACAAAATCTTCAATGACTTCAAGCGAAACGTACTTTTTCGCCACGTTCGCCAGCGCGCCGACGATTGCCAAGATGCCTTTGTTGTTGTAGGGCAATTTGCCAACAGCAGGCGTCAGCACGGTCATAACCGCGTCATTGAATTCCTGTTCCATGCGGTCAACGCCCGCGATGGTGTCAAAGAACAAAAACACGCCCGCCGCGAGCGAGCGCACCATAGTCCCGCGATTCCACATGGCTTTGTTGCCGATTTGGACGTAGCAGTTGCCGCCGCTCGCTTGAACCGTATCCAGCACGCTTTGCGAAATCGTGAAATCTGCCGCAGCCTTGGCGACGGTCTTGCCGAACAACGCCGACTGGCCCAGCCCTTGCGGAATCAGGTAGCCGGCGACTTCGGCGACCGCGCAGCCCGCGCCGATGTTGGTTTGCAGGATCGCTGCGGTGTTCTGGCCCGCGCCACCCGCGCAGGCATAGTCGGTCACAACCAAATCAATCAGCGGATTCAACGCGGTAATCGTAATGACGCCGGTTGCAGCCGAAGCAGTGCAGACGGCTGCCGCAAAAAGCGCCTGAATCGCCGTTGCCAAATCGGTCAGCGTTTGCGCGCTGGTCGCATTGAATGGAACCGCGCCGGTTGTGGTGCCGTTCAGCTTGAGGCTCACGGAGTTTGCCGCAACAAAGCTCGCCGAAATCGTCAGCGTGACCACTTGCGCGTTCGCCTTGCGGCAGCCCAAGAAAGTGCGCGTCGGGTTGGCTGCGTTCAAGATCGACAGCAGCGACGGCGCGGCGGTGAAGTTGGCCGCGTCCTGCGATTCGGCCATCAGCGCATGACGGCGGGTCGCAGTGGCGTCGTTCCACGTCGAAACGGTCTGAATGTCGCCGGAAACCATTGAAGTTACGAAGCAAAGATACCAAGACGAATCAAGCGCCTCAACAGCGGTCAATTCAGCCGACGACAGCGCCGCGATGCTGGCGATCTTGACCTTGGCGGGGCGAATCTGCTGCGCGAAGATAGCCGCCGCCAGCTTGTAAGCCTTGGTATAGCTTGCGAAACCGCCCGCAACGACTGCCGCTAGACTGGTGTAAGTCCCGATAATCGGAACCAACGCGCCCGCGCTCTTGATGTTCTGGGTGTCGAAAATCATTGGCAAACCGAACGAATCGACGCTTGCCGCAGCAGCGTTGATGCCGACTTGCATGTTGATCAGTTCGTTTGTGCCGATCGGAGAAGTTGCCATTTTGTTTGCCTTTTCCTAGGTCTGCGCGGGCGCAACCTTTAATCCTGTGAGCGGTACGGTTTCGATCCAGCCAATAACTTCCGTGGTCGTGTCCAGTGTGCCAAAAGTGAACTCTTGCATTGTGCGAGACTCGGCCCGCGTTGTCAGCAATGCGCTCAAATCCTTGGCCGGTGCGCCGCTAGGGAAAATCTTGAATCCGGCGGGGATCCCGATCGCGCGAGCGGCGTCACTCTGGCAATAGCGGTCGATTGCGCCGATGATTGCGCGGCTGCTGAGCGCGCCAATGGTCGAATCTGAGTAGGCATTGCAGGTCAGCGTATGCGCCCTGTGGCTGCCACGGTGTTGCGTGCCCGCCGTAGTCGTTTGCTGCGTCTCATCGTCCGCTGCCAATGTCCCGCGCGGGCGGTCTGCGTCGGTAATGTTGAGCAAAACGCAGGGCTTGGGTGGCATTGCGGCGGGTTGACCGGCTTGGAATTGCCAAGCAATGACCGGAACCGGCGAAAGGCCCGCGACAGCAGCGGCGATCACGTCGAACAAGCCGGTTTGCACAGTTGCCCAAGCGATTGACATAGTTACGGCTCCATCGTGGCGCTGTAGAGCGCGCTGCGGTGATAAAGGCCGTCGGTTTGCCAGTTGCGGTCTTGGTACACTTGGAAGATTTCCCCGCCGTAAGTGATTGTGTCCGCTTGGGTAATGCTGTTTGTGGTCGCAGGGCTGTCACCACGCACATCCGCTGTCGTGTACATCCAGCAACGCGCAGTTTCCCGCACGCCATCGGGCAAAAGCTGCCGGTCGCGCGAAGTGAGCGGCTGCATTGATGCGTTAATCGTCGTGGTTGACGCTGCGCCCGGAACGAACTTGCCGCGATTGGCGTCATTCGATGCTTGCGGATAACTGCCCGCCGCGTGTCGCGTGCGTACAACTGCGCTTGATGCCATCGAAATGACCACGCCTGACATATCAAGCATCGCCCACCTCGAATGCGATGGATGCGAGCAACTGACCGCTGTCGATCAGGGGCGTAACTGCGCCTGCGTGCGATGCTGCGCCGCCGCCGTGTTGGCCTTTTTTCATGCGCTTGGCGATGGTGGACGCGGCCAAAGCTGGCGAAATCTTTGCGAGAATCGTGTTTTTCACGTCCTTGGTCATTTCAACGCCCATGAAAATCAGCGCCGCATTTGGCGATTGCTTGCCGTCCGCAACGTTGGCGATCTGTTTGCTGAATTCCTTTTGCCACGCAGCGGCTTTGACCTTGAACGTCGATTCAAGAAAGCTGCGTTGTGGGATGGTATCGGTGCCGAATTCGTGAATCGCTGCCAGCATCGGCATGGCCATCACTTCCTTGCCGTCCTCATCCGTATGCGGTTTGGCGTTTTCATGCACACCGACGGTCACAACCGAGCGTTTCATCTGGCCTAATTGCCGCAGCATCGCATCCCAAGCCCGCCTGTCGTCTTTTTCGATTGCCATTGCAGCCTCAGACGATGACCGGCCCAGCGGTGTAGCGACGCATCAGATTGCTCAATTGCTGCCCGTACCACGTCGATTTAAGTCCGCCCATGTCAGTGCCGCTCAGCCCGTTTGGGTTGGCGTGCGACACGCTGACATCGCCGACGCGCCGGTTTGTCTCGGCACCGACAGCGCCCGCATTGCCGCCCTGTGACGCCTGCAAGTTGTGGCAAACGTAGAGCAAAGTTGCTTGGTCGGTATCAGTTTCAAAGGTGTTCGGGTCACACGCGCCCGCTGCCCAGCCAATCCACAGGTCGATCGCGCTGTTGGCGACTGCCGCGAATTGTGGTGCAAAAGCCTTTACATCCGCGTTTGTGACAGCCATCGCAGCCCCAATTATTCGCGGATGATTTTGACCGTGGCACCGCCAGCCAAGACGACGATAGTGAACGTCGCACTGCCCGCAGCAGCCCCACCGGCGACCATGTTGCCTAGTGTGGTCGTGCTGCCGTCGCCAGCGGTCACGGTGACGTTGAAAGCGCCGAGATTCACAATGGTAAACCGCGCCCAAGCGCCGACGCCGCCGATTGCGGTGATCAAGTTCGCCGTGCTCGGCATCGTGATCACGCGGTCAGCGGTGGATGTGATCGAAAACAGCGCAGAAGCAATCACTTGCGCAGCAGTCGGTGCTTGCGCGGCGTCGGTCCAAGCAATCAGCGCCTTGACCGGCTGCATGACGCCCAATTCAGTGCGAACTTCAGCGGTTGTACACGCCTTCAGGTTGCCCGCAGCCAAACGACCAAGGAAGGTCGACGCCGCGAACGGCAACACAACTGGCGTGTTGTCCGCTACTGCAATCACGGTCGATTGCGCATCATACCGCGTGGTTACGGCGTCGATTGCGTTGTAAGCCGCGTCAAGATTGGCCTTGATGGCCGTAATCACAGACGATTGCGCGCCATACGTCGTCAACTGCTCCAGATATTTCGCGGTGATTTTGGTAAGCGCCATCGGCGTAACTCCTGAGTCTGGAAAGGATTACGCTGCCAATTACGCGGCGATCATACCGTAGCGGATTTGGGTGCCGATGGTGTAGCGCACGCAAAGACCGCCCGCCTGCAAGTGGCCGACAACGCTGGTGGACATCGATTCGACATCGGGCGGCAAGAACGCAGGGGCTTGCGCAACGACGCGACCGATGACCATGGGATCATAGCGGTAAAGCGACATCCAAGCGGTGCCGTCGCCGCCGCCCAAGGTGTTGTCGTTGGCTTCGGGTGCAACCACGATTTCAAAGTCTCCCAGCGCCGACAAGAACTCAGTCACGCGCGCAAGCAACGTCTGGGAATTGTTCAGCGACATGGTGTTGGCGGACAAAACCGCTTGGCATGTCGGCGACAGCAACAGGCGATTGGGCTTGAGCCAGGGGACGTTCTTGCAGGCTTGCACCGCAGCGAAGTACATCTGCTGAATATCACCCAAGATTTCGTCAGGCGTCTTGACCAGATTGAACGATGCATCCACCCAGCGCGGCGAACCAGCGGTACCATTGGCGACCACGGACGGCGTTGCGGCGGTCGTGTAGAAGCCTTTGATTCCGTAGGTGCTGTTGCCGAAATAGTTCTCGGTGTTGGCCGTCTGCATGATGCCGCGCATCAAAGCCGCCATTTTCAGCGTGGACAGCGGGACGTTGCCCAGCATCGCGCGGGCGATTTCGTCCAGACGCCAGCCGGTGTGGTTGACAATCGGCAGAATCGGAATCGCCGTGTTGGCCTGCACTTGCGCGTCGGCAGCTTGGCCGTTGTAGGCGTAACTGCGCGAAGGCACGCCGACGCTTGCGGTTTCGTCCTTCCACAGATACGTTTCCATGAACGGCTGCGGCTGATCAGGTGCGCCGGGGAACAGCGTAAAGCTGGTCAACTCGGCCAACGGCTGTTGGCTGATGATCGGCGAAACCCGTTGCAATTCACGCGCAAGCGCAGTGCCGCCCGCAGCGTCGATCTTGCGCAAGCCCAAGGTGTCGGCAGCATCGCCAATCGCGCGGAAAAGCCGCGACACCGGCAACCGCTGCGCCCACTGGCCCCAGGGGTCGCGGGCGTCGGTGCGCATCGCCAAAGTCTGGATTCCCGCGTCGTAGTGTCGAACCATGCTCATGATTTTGCCTTTATCCTTGCTGCGTTACGTTGCGAAGTGCGGGCCGATTACGGCAGGTTGACGATCAGTTCAGCCATACCGGAAGCGTTCGCGCCCGACCACTGAAAACCCCAATTCGTGAGGTCGGTTGTGTCACCGCCCGTGTTCTGCATGCCGAATGTACCCAAAGGCTCGCCCCCCGAATCGACATCGGAAACGAACACCGGATCGCCGAACTTGACGGCCTCGAAAGTTTTGACCCAGATGCGCCCGCGCCGCAGAACCGGCACGACCTTTCCGGTGACGTAGCTGGTGACATCGATTGGCAAACTGCCATCATCGACAACGATGCCCGCAATCAAGTGCTGCACAACCGGATCGGCGATGATTTTTACGCCATCGTTGGTGTTGTCGATGTAGCACAAACGGCCCGGAATCAGCGGAGTTGCGTCGATCAACGGCTTGGCAAACTGAACCAAATCGTTGTCGTCGCGATTGGAAAGCTGCCCGATTACGCCGATTTGCAGCGCGGAACTGACCGAAGAAAAAGCCATCTGAATCTCCAAAGTTGCGCCTTAGCGCGCCGGAACTATTTGAACTTGGCGTTGAAATCCGCTTGAGCTTGCAGGGCTTTGGCGACTTCGGCGTCTTGGGTCGGGCGGTTGTCGCCGCGCAGAGCCATGCCAGCCGCAAGCGCATCCAGAGCGGTTGACCCGCCGGTGACGTTCGCAGCGACGGCCAAAAGCGCGCCGTCCAAGAATTCGACCGACGCGGCTGCATCGGCTTTGATTCCCTTGGATTCCAGCATCGCCCGCTTGATTTCGCTGTCGGTCTTGCCGTCGCAAACGAAGTCTTTGCCCAGCATTTCAACCGCTTTGGCGTCCAGTTGCGCCCGTGCTTTCGCGGCTGCGGCTGCATCGGCCTTGACCTGCTCGATTTTGGCGGGCAGTGCAGCAACGTCGGCTTTTAGCGCGGTGTTTTCCGCAGTCAGCGCAAGGACTTTGCCAGCTTCGCCGTCAGCGCGGGATTTCTCGGTCGCTGTCGCCGCGTTCGCAACGGTCAATGCGGCAAGTGCCTGATCAAGATTCATCGCGTCCCTCGTTTCGTCTGTTTTCGCGGTTTCGTCGGTGACTTTCCCGACCTGAATTGCAGCCCCATCTTGGCGGGCGACCGTTGCAGCGTCAAAGTGGGAGCGCACATCGGGGCCGTGGCGACCGGCGGGAACAAGCGCAATGTGATTGGCTGTGCGCGCGACTTGCACGCGGTCATACGCCTGCCCGTTCCAAACCCCCGCGCGATCTTCAACTTGCGCGTAATAGCCGAGACTTATCTCTTGGTGCGTGCTTTGGGCGGCTGCAATCGCAGCGTCGTCCATGATGGTCAATTCGCTACTGATTCCGCTGCCATCGGTTGCAAACTCGCTGCCGCCGGTGCCGACCGAAAGCTGCTTGAAGTTTTTGCGGTCGACCATGCCGCCGCTCGGGTGATCAAGCGTGATTGGCGACATCTTCAGGCTTTTCAGCCACTTGGTGTCAGTGAGCGTTGACAGCGGGGTCAACTCGCGCCACGTCTTGCCGCTGGCGTCGCCGTATTCGTAGACGCCTTCTTTAGCCAACGTCGCGAATCCGCGCAGAAAGCCGTTGGCGTCGAGTGCGTCGAACTTGCAGGCGGACCCATCTTCGCGGTAGAGCTTTGGCATGGGCGAATTGTGGCGCTTGACAAAGGATCGCCGCTAGTGTCCTAATAAGGCGCATGATTCCAGAGGCCAAAAAACGCCGAATTCGCATGATCAGAACTGGGCCGGAAATACCGGCGCAACAGGCGGCAGCCATCATCGCCGATTCGCAAACCTATGACGCTGCTGGCGTTTTGCTCAATAGGACGGCCAAACAGATCCGTCAACTGGCGTTTTTGCTGCGGGAAGCGGGGCACGATTGCGGGCCTTTACGTGAGGGTGGATTCAAAAAAAAGGCTGTCGATGCGCAAGGTTAAGCAGCAACACGGTCGCGCTGTCGCCGTCGCTGGCTTCCTTGCCGCAGAGCAGGAGCAGCGCCGTCAGCAGCACTATCGGGCGATGGCGGAGGAAATCGGCATCATCAAAGAGGCCGATGCGTGGGCGCGGGACGTGACCGGCTGGGATTCGGTTGAGCGTCGGTTCTTTGGGATTACGATGCGGCGGATTGACAAGCACGGCTTTGCGCTTACAGATCCGCTGCTTGAGGTGAAATGATGGCGATGACTCAGGCGGAAAAGTCCGCGAAAGCCAAGGCGAAACGAACTGCGGCGAAAACGAAACCCGATAAAGCGCCAACGGTTGCGCCAAACGGCTTGCGCATGGCCTTTGTCACGCCCGCGCTCCGCTCCGAATTCCTAACCATCGCCGCTGGCGCTGTCCCGTTGGTCTACGCGGAGTTGCACCGGAAAAGCGCACAACCCCCGCCGTGGCAAGCTGCGGTTGACGCGGTGCTTGCGGAAGCGGATCGACGGTGGCCGCGATGAGTGAATTGATCGCTGCGCTGTGTCGTCTTGGGTGGCCTCAGTTTCAGTATTACGAAACGCGGCGCGATGGCCCTTTTCACTGTTCTGTCAAAGACTTGTGGGGCGATGGTCACAATTTAACGGGTGGCTTCGGATCGACACCCGAACTTGCGGCAAAGAACTGCCTTGCTGAAATTCTTACGCAACCATCCGTTGTGTCGATCTCCCGATGGGAGCCGCGCACGCAAACCAGATACACGATTCTTGCAGGGCAATTACTGCGAATAGAGCCTGCTGGAGCGCCCAAATGCGATGGCTTGCTCGGATGCGGACGCTGCAAGAAACGCGTGGGCCATGTGTACGGGCTTGACTCACTTTGCGAAGATTGTCACAGCAAATAGCTGGGTTAGCGGCTTAGCAATCTCTGCCGATTCTCCGCCAACTTGATCGCGGCTTTGACGCTGCGCTCAGCTTCGGCGTGTACCTCTGCGGGCGTGGCGTCCGGCATCGATTGCTTCGGGCCTTGCGCGGCGGTGCGGTTGATCAAGTCCTCCTCGCTCAATTGCGGCGAAGTCTTTTGTGTATCAGAAACAACGGGTTCGCTCCAACACCTGCAACGAATTGGGGTTCCGGGTTCCCCAATGGGCGACGGGTGATCCCAATCGAAGATCATCCCTTCCAACGCCAAATGCTCCGGCCTCTCACGGCTATCTTTGGTGCCAACCCACCGATATCGTTGGATTCCGCAAGCCTGCTGATTCGCCCTGTTCAGCGCCGCGTTGTACTTGCCGACTTGATCCCTCGCGATCAACTGCGCGCGGTTCTTGGTGATTTCCAGTTCCTTTTCAAGCTGTTTGGCGATCGTCTCCCAGCGCGAGCCGTTTTCGACCATCTGCTGCACAATCCCTTGCGCACGGTCTGCCGCAACTGTTGGAATCGACTTGATTAAACTGGCATTGTCCGCCACCCATCGGTTGCGCAGTTTGGCAAGGTCGGGGCGAATCGGCTGAATGCCAAGCGTTTTCGCAATCTGCACGTTGACGCTTGCGCCGTGGCGTTCGATCGCGTCGGCAATTGGCGCTGCAATTCCATGCGCTTGCAGGTCTTTGCTGTAGGCCGTCAGCGTTTGCCGCATTTGGCCGATGGCTTGCTTGACCGGCAACGGCAAAAGCAGTTGCGCGGCTTTCGTCAGCGCGACCCGTTCCGCGGCGGTCTTGAGCGCGGCGGGGGCGGTGTAGCCGGGCTGTTCTTCAAGCGGTGCAAGCTCAAATTCGCTTTGCGGGTCGGGGTCTTTGGCGTCCTGTCGCTCAGTCACCCCCTGCTGACGGCAGATTTTGATCAAGCGGTCCACAGCGGCAAACGACCGCACCGCAATCGCGCGTAACTTCGCGTCATACTTGGCATCTATCAGCGGCGGGATGCGCGGAATCGGCATCGGGCGCGGCGGCTGCGTGCGCAGAATCGCCAACCGCAGCGCGTTGGTGTGTGTCGGCGCTGGCGTTTCACCCCGCAGCGGTCGCGTGGGTCGCAGCGGTTTGGCCGGGCGGCGGATGATCATTCGATTGGCTGTTTGTCTTCAGGCTGTTGCTTGGACTTATCCGCAGGCACGTCCTCGCCCGTAGGCTCGCCACCTTCACCGACCGGCTCGATGGTCGCAGCAGCGTTGCGAGCCTTTGTCAGCGCCGGATCAAGCGTGGTTTCGGTGCTGTAAGCTGGCCCACCGAAACGGCTATTTGCAACCTCACTCGGCTCAATCACGTTGCGGTCAATGTAAATCGCGTCAGCGTCAGCCGTAACCTTGCGGATAGCCGCCTCTTTTGTGGCATCCGGCGCAACAATGCCGTTCGGATCAATCTTCAGGCCAATTGGAAATACGCCTTTGAACGGGCCAAGTTTCGCCGCTATCAGCAGATTGCTCAGTTGCACCAGCGGCGGGTGAACCGCGTACATCTGCCAGCCGTGGACCTGCTGCTGCCAAGTCTCCTGATCAGCTTCCGCACCCGCCAGTTCGCCTTGCTGACTGCCGAAAACCTTGCTCTTGGGCATCCGCATCGCGCCGACGGCTTCAAGTTTCAGTTCCTCCAGCACATCGGCAAGCCCTGAAACCTTGGCGGAAATGCGTGAATATTCCTCGTTTTCCGAGTCGATTAACGCAAGCGAGGCGGTTGACAGGCCCAGCTTGAACGCCAGCACGCGGGCGATCGTCTTTTCCTCTTGCTTACTGCCCAGTTGCAGGTTCAGGTCTTTCATCTTGAGCACGCCTTGCTCAAAACTGCTCATGATTTGAGCCGCGCCGGCCATGCCCACGCCGTAGCGCATGAGCGAATCGTAGACCCGCTCAAATATCGAATCGCCCCACGTCAGGTTGCTGATGCGTGTCAGGTTGTCGGTCGGCACGCCGGGGAACCGCAGCAGCCGCGTCCAATGCACTTGATAAGTCGCGGTGTTCAGCCCGTATGGCGTCACGCTGTAGTAGACCGGCAGCCCGAAATTGGGCGAGCGTGGGTCGGCGTCCAGCGTGCCGATATTCGGGATGGCAAACTGCGCATCCACGACCAGCACGCGCAGCACTTCCTTGAGCGCGTTTAATTCCAGCGGCATCGCCATGGCAGAAACAACACCGCTGGAAACCGGACTGCCGAGCAGCGATGTTGAGGTGCCGAGATTGGCCTGCGTGTATTTGGCCGCATCGTCGGTGTAGAGCAGCCCGACAGCGCCGCCAAATACCAGCGACCAGCGTAGCCCATCACCCAACACCTGATACGCGCCAATCCGCTGCCATTCGTCTTGAAGTAGCGTTTCTGTTTTCTCTTTTTGCGTCTCATCGGTGACGCCGATTTTCCAGCCCGCGCGGAAACTGTCGCGCACAAGGTCGTCAACCAGCAGCCCAGCAAGCCAATTCTGCCTATACAATCCGCGACATACATCCATCGTCAGCGGTGCACGCTGGCAAAACTCGGTGCTGACGATGCTGTCGCGGCCCTTGCGCCCGAGGCCGGTGTACAGATTCGACCAGCCGTCGCTGCGTTGGCCGGTCAGCGCCAGTATCGGATCAGGCGCGGGACCATCGTCGCGGGCCAGTGTCGGGAAGGCCGCAAGCCGCGCGTCGGCGTATGCCTGGGCGGCGTCTTGCGGGCGGATGATCTGGATGGGCGTGATTTGGAATTTCTTTGCCATGGTCGAATTGTGCCCCGCTACCAGTCAAAAAGCGAATTGACTCCGCCACCGCGCCCACTTGTGCGCAAATACCAAAGCAATTGCGACAGATAGTCAACTTGATCATCGTGCGCAGCGTTCGGAAACAGCAAAAGCTCGCGCTCAAATTCCGGCTTCCACACGGCGGACTCGGGCAGGATGACGCGCCCTGCCTCAAGCATCGGCGTCTCGTTGCTCATGCGCGTGTGTTTGTCCAACACCGGCTCGATCGCCACGATCGGCCAACGCCAAACCAGTTCGCCCTTTTCGTTCTTGAGTGTGGGCAGTTGCTGAATCAGCGATTGGCCGCTGCCTTTGTCCTCGATCAAAACCACATGCGGATCGTCGCGTTCGCAGATCGATAGCATGTTGCTGCAAAGTGCCGGAAACTCAAGGCGTCTTTGCAACAAGTCGGCGATGTATGTCAACAGTTCAATCGTGACGCTGCTGCCGATCACTGTGTAATCATTCAACTGTCCCGCTTTGGTTGCGGTATCCGCGCAGACGACGCGGAAGCCGCCCCGCGCAACACCTGGCACATTCAGCATCGGCGACGACATCGACACGCGGTCAGGTGGACGATAGCCGCCCCATGCGAGCGGCTTGTATGTGTGCGCAAGATAAGCCGGTTTGATTAGACCGCCCTCAAGCGGCACAGGTCGCTGCTGGTACAGCGCCGCGAATTCGCGCGGGTCGATTGATTCGATTTTGCGCAGCCGTTCAATCGGGTACCGCGCTGGGTGCAGTGCTTCGCCAGCGAGGCGGAGCGGGGAGTTGTCGCGTTGGCTGAATTCGTCCACTTCGGCGATGGCGGGGAAATTGACGACGCGCCACTTTTCGCCGTCCGGCTTTTTCGCCTCTGCCTGAAGCCAGCCCGCAAGGTCGTCATCGTGCCAGCGCGTTTGAATGACCAGAATGCCGCCGCCCGGTTCAAGCCGCGTGCTCGCGGTTGACGTGTAGAACTGCTTGACCTTTTTGCGCATTGCCTCGCTTTCGGCGTCGGCGCGGTTCTTGTGTGGATCGTCGCAGATAAAAACCTTTGCGCCGCGTCCGGTGAAAGCGCCGTCGATACCCGCACATGCAAAGGTGCCTAGCCTGCCTTCGATTGGCTTGCCGTCCTTGGTCGTGCCTGTCGGTGCGCCGCGAAGTGTCCAACGGCGGATGCGCTCGGTCGCTGACGACTTGCGGGCGTTTGGATCGGTGCTGCGGATCGTGTGCGGGAAAACGGCGCGGGTGACGTCGCTGTCAGCTACCTCGATTGCCCGCAGCGATTGTTCATCGGCCAAATCCTGCCCATAACTGCCGAGTAGAACATCCCAGCCCCATTTCGCCATGCACCACACAGGGAAACGTTGCGATGCTGTTGTGCTTTTTGTGTGTCGCGGCGGCATTTGCACGATCAGGCGCGGCGATTCACCACAATCGACCTGTTCCGCAAACTGCTGTAATTCCCAGCACAATTCCCGCAAGTGCCAGCCCTGCACAAGTCCGGGATAGGTCGCGATGCAGTATTCATAGAATGAATCTGCGCACTTGACGTTGCGGCGGCGGGCGATCTCTGCATCGAAGTCGCTGAGTGCGACCGGCTTGATCTTGGGTTTGCTGCCGTCTGCCATCGGCTACCAACTCCCCCAACGCGCGACCATGCGCTCTATCCGTTGCTGACTATCGAAAATCAACTGCAAGTCTGCCGCATCGCAAGCAAATTCGCATTGCGCGGCGTCAACAAGCGCCTGCAACTCCCGCCGCCCAGCGTCGTCCTGTTTGCCGCGCCGGTCGAACAATCGGAGTTTGTCGCACGCATTCAGTGTGTTGCAGGAGTTGGTCTGTGGCATCAAAATCTCCAAAGCAGGCTATTCGTGACACTGCGGGATGCTACGATTTGTAGCATTGCTCTTTTCCCCGATTTATGGCAATCAGGCCGGTCAAGGGCGCATCGCGAACGCGACACGGCAGCGATAGCGACACAAAGGCATGACAGAACTACATTTTTCTTCGGGGGCGACTGGCTTCCTTCATGCGCCGCAGGCACCTACCCGCCAAAACTAGCTTTAAGGTCAGAGGCAAAACTCCCCGCGCTCCGCTTGGGCCTTGCACGTCGCTGCGCGCTGGTGTCGCTGCGCGCCACAATAGCTATTCCCCTTGCATTTTAGCGTGTAACGCCCGCGCAGTTGCTAGTTCGTCATCGGTCAACCGCGACAAATCGACAGCCACGGTTGCCGCGACTTGGACCGCCCCGCCGTCTTTGCCGGTGAGTTCGATGCGTTGGCGACCGTAGACCTCTGGATACATCCATTCGAGCTTTTTGGCAGCAGCTTGCCAGTTGCCCTCAGTCGCCGCTTTGCCGATGACAGCAAGCAGCCCAACCGCCCCCTCAGCCCGCGCACGTTCCATCTGCTCCGCTAATTCCGCCGATTCTGGCGTCTTTGCCGCTAACCGCTCAAATAGTAACGTCTTTCCGATTCTTGCCCGCGATGCTGCGATTTCAATCGACGCGCCTGTTCGCAACCCATCGCACAAGTCTTTGATTTGTTTGGCGTCATACCACGGCAGCGGCTTTGGCCCTGCGCGGTGTTTTGGGTTGTCTTTTCGCTTAGTTGCCATGTTTTTTCGTGAAATTCAGATGAGGGTGTTTCTTGGCGTGACAGTCGCCACAGAGCGTAATGCCATTGGAAACAGTGAATCGCAGGTCGCGATGCGCGTGCCACGGCTTTATATGATGGGCATTCAACCGCTTTTTGCTTCCGCACTCTTTGCAGGTAAATGCGTCGCGCGAATAAACCGCTTTGCGCCACTCCAGATATTCCGGCATATTGCGCTCAGACCCGCTACCGCCGCGAATTTTGCCGTTTTGCCCTACAATGTCAATGCGGTAAGTGATTTGAATCGCCTCGCCGTCCTGCAAATTCTTCAGTTTTGCGTCGAGTTGTCGGGTGAACAACGCCAGCGCAGCAACGCGAATATCTTGCTGCGACGGCAGTTTGGGCAATTCGCCAAGCCCTGCGCGAATATGGTCAATAAATCTGCGGTCTCTTGATTCTGTTGGTGTTACCGGCATTTTATCCCCTTCGGTTTTGTCGGCTCAGCCATCAGATTCCTCAGATTGGAGCGTCCGGATCGGTGCTGCCCCGTCGTTCGCTGCGGGGAACGCAACGCCTTCGCTGGAAGCGGACGCATTTGGCCGTTTGGGATACGGCTTTGCTAATGGTAGAATTTTCTTGTGCATTTCAGGATCTAACGGCATGAGGTAGCGATGTTTTAGCCCGTTTTTGATTCTCTCCGCGTTCGGGTCAACATTTGCGATAAGCCATGGAATTGATTGGCCGCCGACACCATAGCGCATATACAACGTTTTGGGATGTTCAATTTTCCCCAAAACGCGATACGCATGAAATGTTTGACTTCCTGAATACACCCAACCGCCCGCTTGATAAATCCCGCCGTGGTGCCCCTGTTCACCGTCGGCAAATGATACCAAAAGCCGCAAATTTGGCGATTGTTTCCGCAACATTCGGAACGCGATCGAGAGTATTTTTGACACCGAATTTTTGTGTTTGGCGAGTGCGACTCGCGTCAATTCGCACCCCTGTTGTTGTGTTAAACCATAGGGTTTGACCAAATCCGGAGACGCCCCCACACTAAAAATCACGACGCCGACAAATCTGCCAAATTCCCAAACCCCGAGCGGTGCAATCTTAAATACCGGAATACATTTGGAATAATGCCAATGCTCGCAGGCGTATTTCGCCGCCGCATGGTCAACCCACGCCAAATGCAACGGTTTTGCTGGATCTACACGGTCCATGTGTGACCGCAACTTGGGCAACAAGTCGGCTTCTTTTCGTCCAAACGCGGCGGCTCATTGCCGCTTGGTTGAAAATCTGGTCCGTCGATCAGTTCCTTGATCTCCGCCTCGCTGAATCCCGTATCCGCAAGCAAACTTGCATCCGCCGCTTGAATCTCGCGCAGCACATCGGCCAGCGCGGCATCGTCCCACGTTGCGATCTCGCCCAGTTTGTTGTCGGCCAATGCCAGCGCTTCAGCTTCAGCTTGTGAGATGTCGAGATAACGCACTGGCACAATTGTCATTTTGTTCAGAGGATGCAGCGCGCCGAGAATGCGAGTGTGCCCCGCGATGACAAATTTGTTCGCCAATCGCGCGACAAGTGGCGCGCCGAAACCGAACCGCTTGACACTTTTAGCAACTTTTAAGATCGCCTGCTTGTTGTCGCGCGGATTTTTAGCCCACGGCAACAGGTCGCTGATCAAAACCCATTCAGCGGCAGAATCGCCCGCTTTCGGTTGCCCTTCGCTCGCATCCGCCTGTCTTTTCGCCACGATTGCACCACTTCCGCGCACTTGCGCAGCCCGCAGAATGCCGCGAGATTCGGCCAAGTGCAAGCGATTGCTGCAACCCGCGATTCTGACAAAGCAAAGTCGTTCCACCTCGCAGTCGAGCGGCTTTTGCCGTTTTGGGCGATAAATCGACCGCGCGGCAAAACTATTTTGCATCGCCGCTGTCAATTTTTCACAACCTCTTGATTTGTCGCGTGATTTATTTTTCCACATTCGCCCAAATTTGCTTGACTTCGCCCGCGTTCGCCCATATCCTGTAATCACTGGGAAGCGGAAAGCGACCCGAGAGAGAACCGATGAAAGCTGAAGACAAGAAAATCGCCAAATTCATCCGCGACAGTCGCGCGGCGGGCGTAACGGACACCGCACTGGCGGAGCAATTCGAGCTGCCACGCGCGACGTTTGGACGTCGAATCTCAACCCTTGAGGCGGCTGGTCTTGACTGCGGCAAACCGCGCGGGCGCGGCCCTGTGCCCAAAGAACTGAAACTGCCGGAAACCACGGCCAAATAGCTGCTTGCAGCGGGAGTGTGGAAGATGTGGACTTACACGACGAAATATCGCACCGAGCGCGTTGCTCGCGGAATCTATCGCGTTTATCTGTTTTCGATGTCCAGTCGCGGATTTATCCACACGGCGACAGTCCGCGCTGGCAGTCCGCGTGCAGCGCATCTCGCGGCGCTGGAAATGCCCGAAGCTGCATCATCCGACTTCGACCGCTGAGACAACTCCCGCGCAACCCAACCCGCAAGTCGCGGGCGAGATAGCGCAACTGTGTGAATTGAGGTGAGAAATGCGCGACACAACAAACGCCCTCGCAGCAATCGAGCGCAACCGAGTGGCCTGCGAACTGTGGCGCAACGGCTTTCCCGCTGATGCCCCACGGCCCTCAAATTTCGCTCAGGACGCCCGCGCCGGACTTTGGCGCACGGTTGCCGTCGCAATCGCGCTTGCGGCGGTTCTGGCGCTGGTCTGCCTCGCGGACGGGGCCATTTCGATGGTGCGGGAGGTGATGCGATGACACAGCGAGAACGAATCGATTTTGCGGCAGGCGAAGCCATGGCACTAATCGTCGATTTAACCGACAGCGGGCCTGAGCGTGATGCAGCCGTGCTACGTCTCGCCGTCGCCTGCTTAGCCGCGTACACACCCGAGCAACAGGCTGAAATGCTGGCGGAAATCGACGAAACCGCAAACATAGCGAGGAGCCGCAAATGACCCGCTACATGGACGACAGCGAAAGCTGCGGCCCGAAGTGCCGCGGCGCACGTCGGCGACCATACTGCACCTATGGCGACCCGTGCGGCGCCAGCGATTGCTCAACGTGCCACGGCGCTGGCATCGACCACGACGGCTGCGACGAGCCCGTGTGTGACAGTGAGCAATGTCTGCACTGCGACGACGGCAACGACGCGGACTGCGCTTGCGCCTGCCACGACACCGGCGAAATCGTCGCCAAAACCTCTCACTTAGGAGATTAGCCATGAAATTCAAGCACCAATGCACACAATGGGGCAGCCATTCCAGCGACTCGACGCCAGAACGCACGGTCTCCGCTTGTCGCCATGACACGCTCGACCTCGACGGCAAGCCTTATGGCCACGTTGCGCACGGCTCGACCCAGATCCAATGCGACAACATGGCAGAAACCGAGGCTGTGGCCCGCTTTTTGGCCGAAGGTTTGATTGCCCTGCACTTGGCGGCGATCGCCCACCGCGACGGATTGCGGGATCAAGTCCCAGCCAAATTCGACCCCGACTTTTGTACCGGCTGCCAAGAGAACACCTTTCGCTGCGTTTGCTGAGGTATTGATGCTTGACCTCGTGAAAGCATGGGCAGAACTCGACGCAGCCGAGCGCGCTTTTGCCGCGATAAGCGATGCTGCTGCGGCTGCTGGCGTGGTCAAGAACCAGCGCAACCGTTTGTTTATCGCTGCGGAACGGCTGCGGAAAGCGCGGCGGGAGGTGCGAACATGACTCGCTCGCTTGACCAACTCCGCATCATCGCCGGCCAATCGCACCGACGCGCGATGCACTGCCCGATTTGCTCTTATCCAAGATTTGACGCGCCGGAACTAGCAATCGGCAAAGGTCGCATTCGCCAGTTATGTGCGGGACATACGCGCGACAGGTACACAATTGCTCACCAAACCAGTTTACGGCTACTGGCGGAAGTTGCCACGCAATTGGTTGAGATTTTGGAGGCTACGCCGTGAAAAAGCTTCGCGTTTTGGTCGCGTGTGAATATTCAGGCCGAGTCCGGGACGCGTTCCGTCTGCGCGGCCAGGATGCTTGGTCCTGCGACCTTCTGCCCGCGGATGATGGCAGCCCATTCCACATTCAAGGCGACGTGACAAAAATATTGGACGACGGGTGGGATTTAGGATGTTTTCACCCGCCTTGTACGTTTCTGACCGTCGCTGGCAACAAATGGATGAAACCGGAGTTTGCCGAGCGCTTCCCTGGCCGCGCCAACGAGAGAGAGAGAGCAATCGAATTCGTCCGGCTGCTGCACGATGCGCCGATCCCGATGGTGGCAATCGAGAACCCGATCGGCGTGCTGTCCAGTCGATTCCGCAAGCCGGATCAAGTGTTGCAGCCGTGGATGTTCGGCCACGGCGAAACGAAAGCAACATGCCTCTGGCTGCGCGGGCTACCGTTGCTGCGCCCGACCGATATTGTCGCCGGACGCGAACAACGCTTGCATTGCTTGCCGCCGTCGCCCGACCGCTGGAAACTGCGGAGCACAACTTTTGCCGGGAATTGCTGAAGCCCTTGCAGATCAATACACATTATTCATTTGCAATCACGCCGAATACCTGATAAAGTACGGCCCATGCCAATCAACAATGCTTCCACTCATCTAGTCAAAACCGGCGACCGATTCACTCGGTTGACGGTTGTTTCATTTTCCCACCATGACCATCGCCATCGCAGGCACTACGAAGTTCAGTGCGACTGCGGAAAAATAAAGACCGTTCAAGGATCCCTTTTGAGATCCGGAAACACCAGGAGTTGCGGGTGTCTATCGAACGAGGCTAGAGGTAGACATCGACTTCAGAACGACCGAGGAATTATCAACCAGATAATTTTACAGTACAAACGTCATGCCCGAAACCGATCCATTGAATTCCACCTTACCTATCCCGAGGTTGAGAAACTTATCCGTGCACCATGCCACTACTGCGGCGACCCAGGCGGAAACGTAAAACGGAATAAACACAACCCGAGTGGCTTCACTTACAACGGAATCGACCGCGCCGACTCAACCAAACCGTACACAGCAAACAACTGTCTGCCGTGTTGCGGCACCTGCAACATCGCCAAAGGAACCAGAGGGCGTGCTGAGTTCATCGCTTGGGCTACCAAAATCGCCGAGCAATGGTGCAACCCAATAGAATCGCAAGGATTGCTGCCATGACCAACTGCGCTCAATGCCGCCAACCGCTTCGCTTTTCTTTGGACCCGCAATCCCGCTGCACTCGCTGCCGGCTGGCAAAACTCACGCTGCGCAGACGGATCGCGCGGTTTTTTTGGAGATTGTGGCTATCGTGAAACGCACCGAGCGAATCCGCTGGCGGTGTGCTGCGTGCGGACTGCGGCACAAATGGCGCTGGCGACTGCACGACGCGATCGCTGGCCCGATAACCATGAGTTGCGACTGCGGATTTGCATCGCGGCTGACGATGAAGCCGTGCGCCAAACCGGCGCACTGGAAAGCGACTTAACCGCGCGACTGCGCACAAGGAATGAGATGAAAACTTTGCACTTTATCGATGGGGTTGCGCAAGGATTGCCGGAAGGATGGAATGCCGCAATCGAGACGCATCCAAATATCGGCACTGCTTGGCGAATTTGGCAGGTTGCGTACCCATGCTACCTTAATAGCACGGCGTCGATGGCTGGATTTTCGACCCGCGATGCCGCCGAAAGGTCTTGTGAGGCCGCACTGTGGCTTTTGGGCGTGTTGCCGTTGCCGGAATATGGCCCTGATTTTCTACCGCCGGGCAGCGGTGGAAAGATTTTAACGCTGCTGCCGTTTCAAATGGTGGTGCGCCCATGCCATCTCGCGCAAACAAGCCTTGCAAATTGGAGCGATCACGCCGATTGGCACATTCTGCATGACGACGGAAGCCATCCGCGAATCGTCGCTGAGTGCCAAATCGGCAACCAATCCACCGCCGAAACCGTGCTGCGGAGTCTGATTGCCAGCGCCGTGCGCGACGGAGGCGACCAATGAACATGCCCAAAATAACAACTACCTGCAAAGTTGCGGACTGCCCGACCCACAAGCACCCGACAATGCGCGAACTCAAAGCGCTGCACGACGCCGCGAAATACGACGAGTATTCGCGGGCGCTGGACGCACGGCGAGCCGCCAAGGACTTCTGCGACGAGCGTCACGCCGTCAAATCGACCGTGGACGCCGCTGGTTGGAATCATGACGTTGACCAAGCGCCCGCGAACATTGAAGTTTTGGTGGCAACGCCGAAAGGTTGCTGGCTAGCTACGCGAATTTGCTACAAACATTATCCGCCTGAGTGGGTGCCCCGGAATGATCACAACGTGGCAAAACATGAGCTGCACGCGCCCGACTGCTGGCGAGAAATTCCAACGCCCATCTACGAGAGTGTCTCGACTCGCTGAAAGCATGGGACAAAGAGCTTGAGGCGGAGCGCAAGAGGCGGTACGCCGACGATAGGTGGATTTGAATGATTTCAACGACATTAGAGGGTACGCCCTAATGATTTCAACGACATTAGAGGGTACAGGTGTTTTTTTAGAGGGTACGGATTTTTTTTGTGTAGCAGTTTCAGGCACATTAGAGGGCTTAGAGGGTGTAGAGGGTAAAAAGCCCCTCGCATGCGCGCATGCGCATGCATGCGCGCACGCATGCGACCCCCGACCCTCTAGCCCTCTAAGCCCTCTAATGTCACTGATTTTATTGCGTTCCACCCTCTAACGCACCCTCTAACACCCTCTACAAAAAAAAGATTGACCGCGCCGCCGAACTGTGCTAAAACCGACCACGCAAGCGACTTCGACCGCCTTGCAGCACCCGTGCCCAGTTTCCGAATCGAGAGCCGCGCCCGCTTGCGGCGAATCGACCAGCACCGCCCCGATCGTGTCGAAGCGATCGCGTGGCGGGCTAGGTTTTGAGGTGCGCGTTGCCCTACTCGCCCGACCTGAAAATGGCAGCCGCCTACATTGCCGCGCTGACCGGCAGCGCAGAAACGCCCTGCACTTGGCAATATTTTGACGATTTGCCCGCGCCGCTGTTGGCGAACGGCAAGCGCGGCAGCAAGCGCCCCAGCAAGGCCAAGCATTTTTACGCCACGCTAGCGGAGGCCGCCGTCCGACTCACGCGCGCAAATGCGGATCGCTGCGGCGTTTTTGTCACCGTCAATGAAACCGATGGTCTTGGCCGCGAAGCATCGAATATCACGCGCATCCGCGCGGTGTTCATCGACTGCGACGGATTCACGCCGCCCGCGTGGCACTTGCCACCGTCGATCGTCGTGCAGTCGCGCAACGGCCCACACGCATATTGGCTGGTCGACGATTGCCCTATTCTGGATTTTTCCGATGCACAGCGCAGACTTGCGCAACACTACGGCAGCGATAGCAAAGTCTCAGATCCATCGCGCGTGTTGCGTGTGCCTGGCTTTTGGCATTGCAAAACGGACCCTTACATGGTGACGCTCAAATGAAATACGCCATTGCCCAAATTCTACAGGCCGTGGCTGAGCTGCCGGCGGTGCCGTTGCGCGAATTTACGCCGCCGATGTATTCACAGAACAGCGACGTGCGGATCAAACGCGCGGCGGCTTGGATTGCCAAATGCCCCGGCGCAATTTCAGGGCAGGGTGGAAATTCCCGCACATTCGGCACGGCAGCAATGCTTGTGCGCGATTTCGGTCTGAGTGAAGCGGAGGCGTGGCCGCTGCTTTGGGCTTGGAACGATATTTGCGATCCTGTATGGACCGAGCGCGATTTGCGCGCCAAGCTGTCGGATGCACTAAGCAAAGGCAAACACCCGATCGGCAGTGTGGCCGACAGGCCAAAACCGGAGAGGCCAAAACCGCCGCCGGATACCGCCACGCCACCCCGCCCGACACCGAGCGGCGTCAACAGACTTGACCAGTTGTGCGACGCCGCACTGGCTGCTGATCCCGCAGAGGAATGCGCGCCGCAAGAAAAAACATTCAAACGCGGCGGCGAAGTGGAACTTGGCCTTGACCTTGCGGTCACCCTCGGCCCGCGCGAAAGCGTTGTCTGCGCCGAAAATCGAATCTGGCAATTCACCGGCAGCACATGGACCCGCTGGGAAGATGAGACGCTGGCAAAAACCGCACAAAGCTATGATGGTCAATGGGTTGTCGTTCCAGCGCGAGAACAGGGCGATGCTGATAAATTTCGCCCGATTACGTTGAGCGCCGGAAACGTCAAAGGAATCGTCCAGAACTGCAAAACAACGTTGTTTGCGCCAAAGTTTTTTGCAGAGGCACCTACTGGTGCACCGTTCGCCAACGTGTTTGCGCGCATAGATGGCAATGAAATCATTATTGAAAAGATGACTCGCGACCATCGCGTCAAGAGCGATCATTCCGCCGCCTACCCGTTGGCACCGTTGGCAGAGCGAGCGTGGACCGCCGAAACGCTGCTGAGCCAGACGTGGGCCGGATGCGATGACTTTGATCAGCGGATTCGGTACTTTTGGGAATGGCTGGGCGCGGCAATCTGCGGCATCGCCACCCGCTACAAGGACACGCCGCTGCTTGTCGGCCCCAAAGACACCGGCAAAAGCCAAATACTACACATGATTTCAACATGCTTTCCGGTATCAAGCCACCGCGCCATCACCCTGCATGCGATGTCGTCCGAATACCACCGCGCGCACTTGAGTGGTGGCCGAATCAATTTCGTCAATGAACTTCCCGCCCGCGAATTGATGGATGGCGAAGCTGCCAAGGCAATTCTCAGCGGCGAAATGGTCAACTGCCGATACCCGGCGGAAAAGCCGTTTGACTGGGTGCCGCGCTGCGCGCATGTTTTCGCCGCCAACGAATTGCCGCCGAGCCGTGACAGCGCATTGATGGACCGGCTTGTGTTGCTGGATTGCGCCAATATCGTCCCCCGCGAACGGCAAGACCGGAATCTACAAGCTAAATTGACGGCAGAAGCGCCGCAGATTGCCGCTACCGCGCTGGCGGCGCTGCCCGCATTGCTGGCGCGCGGGCATTTGATTCGCCCTGGATCTGCCGAAGCTGCGACGCATCTCTGGCAACTCGACAGCAACCCAATCCGCGCATGGGCCAACGAATCGCTGATGGAGGTAAACGACTTTGTGACGCAGGGTAGCGTGCTTTATAACCATTTCTGCGCGTGGGCCAAAGACAACGGCCACCGCGCGCCCGCCAGCAACCTGTTCGCTGCCCGCCTCAAAGCTATCGGATTCGCAAAGGAAACGCGCCAAGTTGTCAAGTGGAACGCCGAGATCAAGAGTGACGCCCGCCGCGTCGCTGATGGGGCTTGGGGCAACAACAGCCGCTATGGGAGGGATTGAAATGCCTTATTGCCAAGTCAAAAACTGCGGTCCGCAAACAGCCAAACTCGCCGAATATACGCCTGACTTTAACGATATGCATCAAAAGTACGGCGTGCGTTGCCCCGCCGGACATCATTCGTGGCCGCCGACGGAAACCGCCCCCACCGGCCATGCGCCGTTTGCTGATGTGGCGTGGCGGGATGTGCCGGAATCCTGGTTGCTATCGCAGGTGCGCGACTGCGACCCAGAAAACAAAATCGCCCGCCGCTGCCGCGCTGAATGGCTGCGCCGCTGGGAGGAGCGACAGGGATGCAGTTACGCGGAGCATTTGGCGGAACAAGATCGCAGGAAAGAATACGCCGCTACGATGATTGTTCACCAACTGCCGGATGTTGCATCACCAACGCTAGAACCGCCGCTGGGCGTGATCATGCCGCCGGTCGAAATCGCCGGTGCGTGGGCCACCGCAACCCCGCGCGAATGGCAACGGGCCGCGCTGCCGTTGGCGCTTGCTGCGATTGCCGACGGTCGCCGCAGCGTTGTGTCGGCCACGATGGGCAGTGGTAAAAGCATTTTGTTAGCCGAAATCGCACGTTGCACGCCGACAGATGAAACCGGCGTAATCGTGATCACGACCCCGACCGTGCGCCTGGTTGATCAGTTGGCCGCGACCGTAGCGACAATCTGTGGCGAACCCGTAGGCCGCTACTACACGCACGCCAAAGAAACCGGGCGGCGGATCATCGTGTGCTGCAACGCCAGCGCAACCGCGCTTGCCGCCGAACTTGCGCGCACCGGCAAAACCGTCGCGCTGTGGATAGGCGATGAAATTCACCGCAGCGAAACGGCGCAGATTATCGCCGCGCACGCAGCTCTTGCACCAGCTGCGGCAATCGGTTTTACCGCGACCCCGTACCGCAGCGAAAGGGGCGGCAGTCTGTCGCTGTGGACCGATCTGGCGTACGAATACGGCGTGGCTGACGCGCTGCGCGACGGCGTGATCGTGCAGCCCTCGCTTGTGAGTTGGACCGGCGACGAAATGCCGCTCGACGACGCATGCACCGAGATGATCCGCAACGCACTGCGACACGGCCCCGGCTTGGCGAACGCAACCTCAGTTGCCGACGCCGAGGGATATGCCGCGACGCTGCGCCGTGCAGGCGTGACCGCAGCCGCCATCCATTTCGGCCTGACCCGCCCGCAGCAGGCCGACGTGATTGAATCGCTGCGCACCGGCGAAATCGAAGTGCTGGTGCATGTGAACATGCTATCGGAAGGCATTGATTTACCTTGGCTTCGCTGGCTTTGTATGCGCCGCGCCGTCGGCAGCAAGGTGCGGTTTTGTCAGGAGGTTGGCCGCGTGTTGCGCGCCAGCCCCGGCAAGGACTGCGCCTATCTGCTCGATCCGCATGATCTGTTTAACGTTTTCGGCCTGACGTATGAGGCGATGTTGGCGGGTGGGCAGGATGCGCCGGAGTCGGCAATCCCGGAAGAAGATCAGGAGGCGCAGTTTGTGCTCGACCTTGGCGCGGACCCGCCGATGGTCAAAAAACTCAGCGTGTACCGCAGCTATATCCGGCGGCTCAATCTGGCGTTTGCGCTGGCGGGCCTGATCGAGGCCAAGATCAAATCGACGGGCTGGCGGTCGGATGCGCCCAGCGAAAAGCAAACGAAAAACGTGGGTTGGTTGTCGAAAATCACCGGGACCGTGGCCGAAATCCCGACGCTGCACCGCAAGGCACTGCGGGTCATCGGCGACAATTTCCACGGCCTGAAAAAGGGCGACATCAGCGACCTGTTCGGCGTTTGCATGGTCATCCGCGATCGCCGCACGCAAAAACTGCCGTGGCCTGACCTTGAGTTGACCGCCGAGGTTGCCCAATGAAATCCACAGCAACCCGCATCCAACTCCTCGCCCGCCTCGCACGCTATCCGCTCGGTTGCACGCTGCCGGAACTGCGCGCGAAGGGTGAAGGGGCGAAGGACTGCAGGTATCGGGAATTGCTGGACGAACTGGAAGCCGCTGGCGTGCTGGTACGCGGGCGGAGTGTTTATGGAGTTGATTTGTGGCGGCTGAAGGGGCCAATTTAGCGCGAGGGCGCTTGGGGAGAGAGGGAATATGACGCTTGGACAAACATTGCGAAAGGCGCGATTCAATAACGGCGACAAAGGCTTACGCGAAACCGCGCCCCTATTGGGCATTTCTGCCGCCGCGTTGTCGTTGATGGAGAACGACAAACTGCGACCGTCAGCGCAAACACTAGATAAGGCGGCTCGCTTATTCAGCATTCCGCTACTCGATCTCGCCGCGCTTCGTGAGATGGAGAGCGACCCAATCGAGGACGCACAGGCTGCCTTGATTGCGGAACTCCGCACAAGCGTTGCCGATCAACACGCAATGATCTGTGAACTGGAGCAAGACGGCGGAATGTTTGACGCTGGCGCAAAGGCGCGGTTTGAGCGGGACGGCGCGACCATCGCCAGCCAAGCGGCGGAGATTGCGGAACTGCGAGCGACGGTGGCGAATTGGGATGCATACGCCGGTGATGTTGACGCCCAAGCTGCGACCATCGCCGCACTGCAACAGGCGAACCTGATTCAGAGCGAGGGGTTGTACGCGGCGCAGGAGGAGATTGCGGGGTTGCGGGCGAAGCTCGACACGGCAGGTGACTCAGCACTGGTCATCGCAATGCGGGATGAATCGATTGAGTATTTGACCGCCCAAATCGCCGCAACGGAGGCGAAGTTGGCGGAAGTACGGACAAAGTGCCTGAGCTACGAGCAGCGACCGGCGATAATTCCTTTCGCGAGGGCTGGGTACAGCGAAATCTTTGCGATTCTGGACGCGCCGACCGACGGCGAAGGCGGTGGCAAATGAAACCGACAACAAAGGCGCCAGCAGAGCAACACGCCGCACGCTCAGCCGTCATTGCCGCGACCAAGGTACACCGCGAATGCCAGCGCCGATGGAGCGATGCGCTTGCCGCCCAAGATGCCGCGTGGAGGGCAATGGCAGACTCAGCAAAACAACTTGACGCCGCGCTTGATGCGCTGGAGGGTAAATGAAACAAGGACTTGACGCATTGCTGGCATTTTTCCCGGCAGAATCAGACTTGGCTATTGAGGCGGCGGCAGAACTTGCGCAACTGCGCGCCAAACTTGCGGTCATCGAGGAGCGCGAGCGGTGGCATACCGACGGCAGCTTTCCCGACACGACCCGCGACGTGCTGCTCTTGCTGGCCAGCGGCTACATCGGCGTGGCGCACAGTCACAGCGACGACTGGTCAGGATGGCCGACTGCGGACGTGGTTGCTTGGCGGGAAATGCCAGCGAAACCGGAGGTGAATCATGGCTGATCTCAAAGAACTGGCGGCACGGATTGGGAAAACGCAGCGGTGGCGCGAGGTGACGAGCTATCGAGACGGAATAATTTGGGCGAGCGTGGGCGGGCTCGGAGGCCCCGATCTCGAATCGAGTTGGCCGCTGTTGCTGCTGGATTTGCCGGAGCACGATTTGCAGCGCGGCATTCTCGCTGGCGATAACGGCAAATGGTTCTGCTGGCACAACGACATTCCCGCTGGCTATGAACCAAAACCGACCCGCGCTGAGGCGGTTGCGCTGGCTTTTCTGGCTGAGTTTGAAGGGGTTGCGAAATAGTTTTGCGCCAATGACGATTTCCGCTCGAATTCGCTTGACTGCAATTGACGGCTGACCTAGACTGCACATGACAACGCGGGACGCAAACCGCGCAAAGGGAGACCGATGGCCGATGTAATTCAAATCAGCGATGCCGCCAAGCAAATCGGCGTATCGCACAAAACCCTGCTGCGCTGGGACAAAAGCGGCAAACTGACGGCCCTGCGAAATGCGCTGGACCACCGCGTCTACACGCTGGAAATGCTTGCGCCTTTCCTGCCCAAACTGCCGGAGAAAACCAATGCAAATTGAACAACCCAAAATGACCGCGTACAGCCTTGCGCTGGTCGCAAGCGCGTTGACAGCGACCGCCGCCGATGGCTGGGACGATGCCGAGCAGGAGGCTGACTGGGACCGCCAGTTGACCGAGTACCTGGACGCTGCTGTGTCAAAATTCGGTGCCTGTGGCGCTGTGATTCGCAAAGCCGACGCTGACGCCGCTTGGCTGCGCGGCGAAGGTCAACGCCTGCTGGACGCGGCCAAACGGCTGGACGCGGTTGCGGAGCGGGTGACGCAGCGGACGGAGTTGCTGCTGCGCGAGCACATCGCTTTGACCGGCGAGGCAAAGGTTGAGTTCGCCGGCGGCTGGGTCGCGCTTAGAGCACGCAAATCCGAGACCGTGGAAGTTGCGGACGTGGCGCTGTTGCCGCTGGCATTTCAGCGGGTGACGGTTGCTGCGGACAAGACGGCTATCAAAGCCTCGATCAAATCAGGCGTTGCGGTGCCCGGTGCGGAGATTGTTCCGCACGAAAATGAGAGTGTCGTTTTCAGTAAGTAAAACAACAAATTGGCGAAAAATACGCCAAGAGGTATCTCATGCAAACGAGTAACGAAATTGACAAGTTGGCTGCGGCGTTGTCTGCCGCGCAGGGCGAGTTGACCCATGCGGACAAAGACCGCGTAAACCCGCACTTCGGCAGCAAGTACGCTACATTGGCGAGCGTGCTTGACGCCTGCCGCGTGCCGCTGGCGAAGCATGGTCTGGCCGTGGTGCAGGTCGCTGAGGGCGACGAGCAGAAGGTGACGGTGATAACTCGCCTTTTGCATGCAAGCGGGCAGTGGATTGAAGGCACGTTCGCCTGCAAGCCGGGCAAGCCCGACGCGCAAGGGATGGGCAGCGCAATCAGTTACGGGCGGCGCTACGGGTTGAGCGCCATCGTCGGCATCGGCGTGGACGACGACGACGGCAACGCTGCGGCGCACAAATCACCCCAGACGCCCGCGCCCGCCAAACAGGCGGCAACGCCCGCTCCGCCCGCACCCAAGCCCGTACAGACCAAGCCAGCCCCACAATCCGCGCTGGATGTGGCAATGACAGCCGGACGACAGGCGGCGACGATGGCCGAGCTGGAGAAAGCGTTTCACGCCGCGCGGCTGTCCGGGGCGACGGAGGCGCAGCAAAATGAACTGCGGGCGCGCAAGGTTGCGTTGCAAACGCCGGATACCGGTTTTGAGCAGGAGCCGTGCAAGTCGTGCGGGCGAACCGATTGGGCAGAGCGCAGCGCGGTGTCCTGTGACAAGTGCATCTCGCTGTAACCATACACACTTTAGGAGATACCAATGGAGCGAATTTATCCAAGCGACGAGAGAACCACAACAGGCTATGTGCGCACTGTGGAGTCACGCAACGATTACTTGACGTTGCATGTTTTTAAGCCAGCGGACAGTTACCGCGACAAAAGCGGCAATGAGCGACAGGTGCCGGAAGTGGTTGTGAAATTCGACGTACCGCCCGCGTTCAAGGAGGCGGTGGCTGCGCTTCTGCCGCTGGATGCGGTCAAGGTGCGCGGCAGGGGTAACGCGAAAATCTGGGTTGCGCCCGATGGGCAGGAGCGGGTGATCACGACATGGCGGATTACCGACCTGCGCAAAGAACCTGGACTGCCGGTGTTGCAACCGCCGTTTGACAGCAGCAGTTTAGTGCCGTTTTAGGCTGTAGAAAACTAAAGACTGCCTGCGGGCAGAGCGGAAGTCGCGTGGCCCCGGCGATACGGGGCAAAGACGAGCGGACAGCCGCGACAAATGGAGTGAGGCTCGAACCGGCGTAACTAACCATTGAAATTGAGATTCCGGCCCTCCTGAGCACGAGCGGAAAAAGGCTCATTTACGAACGGCAATTATCAGCGCAACTGCGCAGAGGTGTTGAAGTGATGCTGCAAATTGACAAGCACAAATTCGACGACCTGTCACCCAGCGCTGTCGGCATCGCCGCCTATTTGATGTTGCTTCGCCAGCGAAACCATTCACTTGCCGACGACTTGCGCGACTGTCAGCGGAATTTGGAGGGGGCGAAAACGGAGATCAACACCCACAAATGCGACAAGATATTGCTGAGCGACGACACTACGCGAGCGATGTTCGATGACTTTCGCCGCGACGCGGAACGTGGTGGCGCACAGGTCGCGAAACTGCGCGCAGACCTGCTTGCCGTGCAAGGGATGAACGCCAATCTCGCAGTTGAAAACGATTGGCTGAACACGCAGTTGACCGCATTCGGCCAGCGTGAGCCTATCAAAGACGCTGCGATTACCACACTGCACGCCAAGATCGCCGAGTTGACCGCCGCGCTGGCGGAAATGACGCAGGACCGGAACGCACACAACGATCGGAACATCGATCGGATGGTCGAACTCACCAAGTTGACGGCGGACCTAGCTGAAGCGGAGAGCGGGCGGGATGATTTGCGGCGTGACTTCGACTCGATGCGAGCGGCGCGACAGGCCACGATGGATGAACTCGCCACGGCGAAGGGCGCGCTGGTTACTGCGCAATTGGGCTACATTAGCAATAAATACATGTGGTTCATTGCTGGCGAAAATCGCCCCGTCAGCAAAGAGGTCAGCGAATTTCTTGAAGAAAACCGGCTTGAAATTCAACGCCTCACAGCTGAACTCGCGACGCAAAAATCACTCCACGCCGACAACCTTGCAATGCTCCAAGGCTTGAAAGACGCAATCTCTAGCGACACGGATTTGCACGAAATTGTGCGCGGGCTACGCCGCGAACTCGCCGCACTCAAATCCCAGCCGCAAGATGCGAGGATTGTGGAATTGAGCGAGCAAACCCTTGACCTTAAAGGCGACTTGAACTCGGCCCAACGTCAAATCCGCAATCTGTCGGTGGAACTCGCCACCGCAACCGCAATCCGGTCAGCGCGTGAGGCTGCCAACGGTGCGGAATTTGATGATTTTGTGGCTACCATTTCGGCGCTGAATCATGCGCTGCTGGCAGAAAGGGCTGGGGAATAACATGCGAATCTGCGGAATCGACCCTGGCAAAGTCATCGGCTGGTGCGAATATTGCACCGACACGCGCACGGTCATCCGACACGGCGAAATCGATTCGACGGCAGCGGACGCAGGCGATCAAATCCGCCTGATTCTGGGCGCGATTCGGGTGCCGCTGGCAATCGAACGACCGCGCGCCTACGGGATTGCGGGCAACGACATCGCTGATGCGTGTGAGCAGTGCGGCTGGATCCTTGGCGTGGCGGGCGGCACATCTGTTGGCCGCGATATGCTGCACGGCGCTTGGGACCACAGCGGCGACATCTACCAGCTTGAGCGGCGGGCTGTGGCGCACCAACTGCGGCAGCGTTTCGGCGTGTCTGTGACGGGCGACAGCGCAATTTGGAAGGCGACGCTCGCAGACCACGGCGGCGATGCTGCGATGGCGGGCCCGAAGCGCGGTGAGCAGGCAAAGTGGACGCGCGGCAAAGTTGGCAAACCTGCGACGCGGACGAAAGCGGCTGTGTCTGCGGTGCCGCCGGAACTGCTGCGCGAGGCGACACCGGACCGACCGGCGGGACACTTGGCGGGCATGGGCAACCACGCGCGGGCGGCGTTCGCCTGTGCTTGGGCCTTGGGGCAGATTTTGAGCGAGGGAAAATGAACGCTTCCGCAGACTTGTTTGGGTACGACGCATGAACGAAAAACCAGACCTTCGCTGCGGCGATTATCGCGAAGTGATGCAAGACGCGCAAGCCGATGTTTTGATTTGTGATTGCCCGTATTCTTCCAAAACGCACGACGGACACCGTGACGGCGTTGCCGCTGCTGATGGCTGGGTTCGCAACAACGGCAAAACCGATGTACGCGTTGAGCGGCAGCAAATTGAATACAGCGGATGGACACCCGCCGACGTCGACGCCTTTGTCGACTTCTGGGCACCGCGCACGCGCGGTTGGATGGTGAGCCTGACCGACGATGTGCTGATGCCGCACTGGAAAGCAGCGATGGCGCGACACAACCGCGTGACGTTTCAGGACGTTCCAGCGATCATCTCAGGGATGACGGTGCGGCTGTGCGGCGATGGGCCTTCAAGTTGGGCGATCCACATCGTCGTGAGTCGCCCGCGCACGCCTGAGTTTGCCAAGTGGGGCACGTTGCCTGGTGGTTATTACGGCCCAAGCGAGCGGCAGTTTATCACAGGCGGCAAGCCTGAGTGGCTGATGCGGGCGCTTGTGCGGGACTATTCGCGGACGGGTGACTTGATTGCCGACCCTTGCCTTGGCGGTGCGACAACAGGCCTTGCCGCGCTGATTGAGGGACGGCGGTTCGTCGGCAGCGAGATTGATAACGCGACATTCGCCAAAGCCAAGCGACGGCTGGATCGCGGATTTACGCCGGTG